TTTCGAGTGCAGCGATTGGCACGTAAACAGTTACCGCGCCTGCAAATAAAGTTGCGTCCTTCCAACGCTGGCAATCGACAATCGCGCTCGACAACCCTTCCGGTAGGGTGGCCCCACTGCCTGCGCTCACATCGTCCTCGTTAGAAGGCGCCCGTCTAGGAGGTGAGCAAGCAGCGGGGCCGTTGATCGCGGCGTTTGCACTTGAATTCAAGAACTCCATTGCCTCCTGCCAACGCCCGTTCGACTCGCCTCCCAAACTGGCCGCACATACGAGGCTGGCAGCTTCGTTGATTGGTATTCGGCGCTCTTTCCGGCTGACGTGGCTGTTGTAACGAGCGATGTAGTTGATGACCACTTCGTCACCATCGCGATAGATATACATATCGTCCCGCCAGTGGAAGCCGTGCGGCACGTTCTCCGTGAGCGACACTAAATATTCAACGTTGCTGGTGTCTACGTAGCACGGTTTTCCACCTAACCACACGATGCCGAATGTTGAGTCGACACCACACATTAGATTTGTGTGATGAGGCCACCCGCAGCTTGAGCAATCTGGCAGCGAATAGCCAAGCTGCTCTTTGTATGCAGCTATCCATGCTCGCACCAAAGGGCGCTTGCGAAGATGTTCCTTAGACGCCGGATTCAGTTGCTGATTCATGTTGGTTCCTTCGTTTGCGCAACCGGCTCGGCATCAGGGGCGCGGAGGTTAGCACCAAGCCAGTCGCCCCATCGCTCGCAGGTTCCGGTCAGCGTGCGCAATTCCTCGTACAGCTTGGTGGTGTCAGTCATGACCGAGGCTCCAGATAGGCGACCGGCAGCAGCATGGGCCGCGTCGTTAGTGGAATGGACTGAGCGATGTGTTCAACGACACGAATATCGCTATTACATTGCGGCGAATGCCCCTTGTAATACAGGACGCAATCGTCGTCGGTAACCGCCCACCAATAATTTACGCGGCATTCCAGTCCGTTGCGCGGCGTCGTCAACTTGGCAACCGGCACTTTCGTGAAATTCGCGATCGGCAGCATCTTGGTGGTGTCAGCCATTGGTAGCCTCCGGGAAAAGGGCGAACATGCGATCCATCGCGGCATCGAATAAATCAGAGTCATAGCCTCGCGTCACCGCTCGCGCAGCTTCGTAGCACTGCACCAGCTCTAGGAGTTCAGCCTCGTCTATGTAAGCGGCCACGCTGTAGTCACTCGCGAGACCCCGTATTGTTGCCAGCCGCTTGTCGTCGATCATGGTGCAATGACATCTGTTGCGTTAACAAGATATTCGCGCAGTTCGGCAATGCGTTGCTTAGTGATGCGCGCCGACAGCTTGTGCGCCTCACGAGTTAGCACGTTTACATCCTCGTCGAGCTGGGTGCCGAGATAGTTGATGGCACCAAGAATCAATTCGACCTGTTCGGCCGACAACGTAAGACGAAATCCTGCACTCATCGCGCTTCCCTCACTCAATTTTTCCGTCGCTGCCTGTGGACGTAGGGACTGTGGTTGCCATCACTCCCCATCCCGCCACTCGGGCAGTTATCCATTAGCAGCACAAGCACGCAGGTCCGCCATCGCATCTTCATCAGACGCCATGAATTCCGGCACGCGCATCCCCGGCCGACTTGCTGTGTAGATCAATGCTCCCGCAGCGTTCGGGCCAACTTTCCTTTCGAGCGCCTTGCCCGCTTCACCCGCCAGCGCGATCGCCCATCCGGCACGGCAATGCGTCGTTTCGCATGTGTGCAAATTGTCCATGTCCAGTTTCCCACCAGCCTCGATTGCGGCAAGGATCGCCGCGTCGATGTTGGGGATGACGGGAATGTCGCGCAGGTCCGCGTAGCTCAGGTCCGCGCCGCTCAGGTACGCGCCGCGCAGGTACGCGCCGCTCAGGTCCGCGCCGCGCAGGTCCGCGTAGCTCAGGTCCGCGCCGCGCAGGTTCGCGCCGCGCAGGTCCGCGTAGCTCAGGTCCGCGCCGCGCAGGTTCGCGCCGCGCAGGTCCGTGCCGCGCAGGTCCGCGTAGCTCAGGTCCGCGTCGCGCAGGTCCGCGTCGCGCAACGTCTCAGCCACCGTCGTAAACAACACTTTCCCGCTAATGCGATGCTTAATTTCGATGGTCATTTGCGACTCCCTCGTTTTCGTTAATCGCCACTTTGGCTAGCCCCCAAGTTTCTTATCCGCGATCTCCATCAGTTCAGCGCGCCGATCTTCCGGTGCTGCGCCGATCTGATCGATCGCTAGTTGCAACGCTTCGGCGGTCGTCGCGCCTTCTATCGCGTCGCGCACGGTCTCGAACGACAATTCGGCCGATTCCTCGCGCTGTTTCTTGAACGCCGCGATCTTCGCCGCCAGCGCCGTTTTGATCTTGCCGAGCGTCGGCGCATCGATAGAATGCGCGGCCGCTGCGACGCGATCCTTGATCATCTCCAGCGCGGCGCGCGTGGCGCAAGCCGCGATCTCGGCGAGATAGTCGGCCGGTGCTGCGGCGCCACTGGCGGCCCATGCAGCGATACCGCTGCCGCTCGCCTCGTCGATCACCTTGTCCAGCGGGAACAGGTGCCGGTGCTGTTGCTGCAGCTTGATCGGCTTCGGCACGCCAGGATGATCCGGCATCAGCAGAAACGATGCGGTGAGCTCGAACGGGACCGTCTTTTCGCAGATCGGTATCCAGCCGTCGATGCTGGTCAGCGATTGCTTGGGCACGATCACCGTTTTGTCGCCTTGCTTCACCATGTCGATTTTCGCCTCGGCGCGGAAGCACAGAATCAGGTGCGCGCGGGTCCGCAGGACGACCTGCATCATCGCCTTGTGCTGCGCCTTGGGCTTCGCCCACGACAGCATTTTCTTGGAGTCCATGCGGCCCATGCGCTCGAATTCCGCTTCCTGCATATCCAGAATCCCGCCGTCGCCGGCGTGTTCGTGGCTCATGCTGTCGACCAGAATCACCGGATAGCCCGCCTCGTCGGCGGCCTTGATCGCCTCCGCGTAGCGCGCTGGTGTGAACGGCGGCTGCAGGTCAGCGACATCGAACTTGAATTGCTTCGCATAGTGGCTCGCGCGACCGTTTTCGGTGTCGATCACCGCGAACGGCTTATCGCCCGCGATGCCGGACGCAAGCCGCATCCCGGTGTAGGTTTTGCCGCTCCCGCTGGCGCCCGCCAAGCCGATCAGCAGGTTGACGTTTGCGAGCACCGCCGGGCGAAAGGTGATGCTCACAGTCCGCCCTCGATTTCCATCTCCTCGACGCGAGCAAGCTCGAACGCCGGAAGCTCCGGATACGCAATCCGCGACGGATACCCCGGCCACGATTGATCTCGCGCACATCGCTGCCAGCGCTTGATCGACACGGCGACCTTCGCATCGCCCGCGTCAATCATCGCCGGGTCGCAGCCGATCAGCGAGCACAGGTAAGGCGCGCTACATTCCTGCGCGAGGAAGATGAACGCAGGAACCCGCCCATCGTTCAACGCTGCGACGCCGCGCCGATACCACGCCGCTTGAAAATAATAGCCCATGTTGACCAACTGCGTGCGGCCCCAGCGGTCCGGGTCGGCGCTCGCGTCGGTCGTCTTATAATCACAGACTATCGTGCGGTCTAGGCTGATACGATCCGCGCGCAGCTTGCACAGCGTTTCGCCCTCCTTCCAGACCATCGTGACCTCGGACTCGCCGAACGCCGGTGTGAATAGTCGCGTCACTTCCGACTCGTCCGCGTGGGCGATGTAGTCGCTTGCCGCATTGACCATCGCCTCGCACTCCGCGAAATCGGCCTTGAGTATCGGAATCTTGCCGGCCGCGCGGGCGCTGTCGCGTGCGTCCCGTATCGCCTTGTTCGTCCATCCGTCGGGAATGTTGCCGTTCTGCGCCGGATGGTCGGCCGGGTCGATCACCGCCACGCCGGCAAACGAGCCCTCCAGCAGCGCGGCGTGCGCAATGGTGCCGCGATCAGTCGCATGCGTATCCTCGCGCACACGCTGCGGATTCAGCCAGCTACCAAACCATGCTTTCGCAGGGCACTGGTCGACCATGTCGCGCGCCACGCCGGACGACAGCGCAGGAATCGCGAGGTATTCGGCCATCGATAGGCCGGGGTACACGCCGGGCGCCATTACAGACGCTCCCACGGCCACCAGCCAGTAGCGAACCTTAAGATGCACGCCGGGATGACCGTCAAACACCCGACGATCAGGAGGATCCCAAGGATGGGGACGCAATTCATGCTTTCCTCCGCTGAAGTATCCGCACGTTCGCCGGCGGCTCGGGTGGCTTGGGTTCGCCGGACTTCATCTCACGCCGGATGCGCGCGAATGTCTTCGCGACGTCGGTCGCGCTGCTGTTCGTGTATTTGAAGGTCGGATCGAGCAGGGACTTCGGCGGCCGGATCATTGCGGCCACCGCCAGATCAGCACCAGTGCCGCGAGCGACAGGATCGCCACGAACACGCCGAATCCCGTGCCGACGCGCGCGAAGCCGATCATGTCGACGAAACAGGGAATGCTGGTGAGCAGTTGCCCGAGGCGGATCATTCGCGCCCCGCAAGTCTGTTCAGGGCGTCGGCTTCGGTGCGGTTGAAGTCGGCGAGATACTCCTCGTCCGACTCGTCGATCTCGCGTGCCTCACGCGCCGCCAGTGCGGCGAATTGCTCGCACTTGATGCCGCCATGGTGGGGGAAGGGGAACCGTTCGCAGAAACACGTCGCGAAGTGCTGCGGCATTTGAGACCTCCTCGAAAGGGTTGACCAACGGGCGCCACACTAACCGAACAGTTTACAAGGTGTCAAGCACTTTCTGCGGACGGCTGTTTGGCGGCCGGCAGGTAGACGATGCGGCCCTCCACTTCCATGCCGCGCAGGATCGACGGGCCGATGGCGCGTTTGCCCGCTAGAACGAGGCCCAGGTATACCCGCGACACGCCGAAGCGCGCAGCGACCGCGGGACGGCCTTCCGCATCGCACAGGCGCCGCAGTTCAGCCAGCAATTCTTTTTCGTTCATGTGGACAACTATAAACCAGTACGATACCCTTGCGCAACCATGAGCGAACGCGCCGACCGCCGCTGGACTGAAGCCGAGATCGCCACCGCTATCGCGAAAACGAATCGTGCGCACGTCAACACGGACCAGCCGACGAAGCCGCGCAAGGTCGGCCAGAAGCGCGAATACCCCGTGCTGCCACCCGAACGCAAGGTCGGTGTGCTCTCCATTGTGCTGCCGTGGCCGCCGTCTGCAAACCACGCTTACCGCAACGCCTATCATGGCGGCAAGTTGCTGACGGACGAGCACAAAGCATTTCGCTCGCAGGTCGAAGTGATCGCATGGCAGTTAGGACGGCCGTGGCTTGAGGGGCCGCTCGAGCTACGCCTTGATCTGCATCCTCCCGTGGGACGCCGCGGAACATCAGATCTTGATAATTCCTGTAAGCACGCCATCGACGCCCTGCAACACGCCAATTTTTTCGCGGACGATAATTGCATCGACGTGATGATCGTTCGTCGCCACGCGCAGCACGGCGAAGGTGCCGTCGCTGTCACCCTTGAAACCATCGCAAAGGACGAATCATGCCGGACGAAAGACCTGATTTAACGCTCGAAGCAACGTCGGCCACAAACATTCCCAACGAGCACGTCATCGGCGAACTGATCGTGCTGCGCACGCGCTGCGGAACCGCTGGCGCCGACTACGCCCGCGCGATCAAGCGCGTCGCCGAAAAGCATAAACTGAAGCCGGGCGCGCTGAAGCGTTACGTCGCGGCCGTCGATGGCGACAAGATCAAGGAAGCTCGCGTCGAATTGCACGACCTCGAACGCCTTCTCGATCGGGCGGACGCATGAGCGCCCCGTTTGAAGTCCGCTTCTACAGCCCCCTGTACACCCTCGACGATGCTCGCAAGGGCATCCAGCCGATACGCTTCGCCCCCGCACCTGGCGCGCCCGTCGAGCTCCTCGGACCGCAAGTGCTGCAGACGCGCTACCGCGAACGCATCATGCTCAACGGTGCGCAGACGACGCGCTGGACCGAATGGGAGAACGTGCCGGCGGTGCGCGAGATGATCGGCGAGCCCGCGCCCGCAGCCACCTAACCGCAGCAAATATCAGCATGCTTACGCGGGACGCTGTCGCATGGTTCGGCAGCGTGAAGGCATTGTCGGCGGCGCTCGGCCTGACATCGCAAGCGGTGTCGGGCTGGGGCGCCTACGTGCCCGACCTGCGCCAGCTTCAGATCGACGACTATACCGGCGGCGAAGTGCCCGCCGATCCTCACCTCGTCTGCCAACGGGAGCCCGACTTTGACGGCTGACGCGCCGCGCTGCGGGTCCTGTGGCGAACCCATGCGACGGGACAAGCGCGGCATCGCCCGCTGCGACAACCGCCGCTGCTCGAGTTACGCGCCACCGTCGACGGCCGACCGCAAGGCGCATGCGTACGGGCAGATGTTCAAGCGGCGTGTCGATGAAAAGTAAACCATTGCCGGCGCACGGTCGCGAACTGCTGCTGCGGCGCATCCGTGGTCTCGTGCCCGCTAACCGCACGGTCTGCATCGTCGACGATTGGGACATGGCGCGCATGTTCAGCCCGTGGCGCGTGATCGTGAAGCCGGCGCAGGACCCGGCGGCACTGGACTTCGGCTTCGTGGCGGGGATTGGCGTGCTGATCATCGCGGCAAGCGCGGAGCGGGTGCGGGCGATCGCCGAGGCGGTGCGAGCGTATCGGGCCCGCGAGATTGCAGGGATTGCTGACGGGCGCATCGTCTCGCTATGAGCTTTCAGGGCGATGACCGCGGCAGCGCCGACGAGATCGCCGCCTTTCGCCAAGGCGCGATGTCGCCCGCGTCCGCCGATGAGCGCGCCGCGGCCGTCGAGCGCCTGCGCCCGCGCACCGTTTCCGAAGTGCGCGCCGCGAAGCCGCCGCGATGGCTCGTGCGCAATATCGCCCTGTCGCAATCGCTCATCCTGATATGGGGCGCGTCCGGCTCCGGTAAGACGTTCCTGACGCTCGACCTTGCGATGGCGGTGGCGCGCGGGCGTAACTGGTTCGGCAATCGCGTACGCCAAGGCGGCGTGATCTACATCGCGGGCGAAGGACACCTGAAGTTCCGGCTCGACGCGTATTGCGAGCAGCACGAAGTCGGCGACGGGGACTTGGACCAGATGCGCATCGTGGCGGCGAGCGTCAACCTGCTGGATCCTGCGGCCGACATGTTGCCGCTCCTCGCCGGTCTCGAGGAAGCTGCGAAGACACTCGACAGCGTGCAGGTCGTTGTACTGGACACCCTCAACGCCATGATGCCGGGCGGCGACGAGAACAGCAGCGAGGATATGGGGCGGATGATTGCTGCAGCGCGGAAAATCATGCTCGCGCTCAACTGCGCGGTGATCCTCGTGCATCACGGCGGCAAGGATGAGGCGCGCGGCGCCCGTGGCCATTCGTCGCTCAAAGCGGCGGTCGACTCCGAGCTGTTCGTAAAATCGACGGAAACCGGCCCAGATCGATCCGTACGCGTCGAGAAGGTCAGGGATGGGGAAACGGGGCAGGAATACGCGTTCAAGCTCGTAGCGGTCGATTTAGGCGAGTCCGCGGACCCTGACGCCGAGGTGGGCGAGCGGGTGAGCTCGTGCGTCGTCCAGCAGACCGAAGCGCGTGCGCCGCGCAAACCGGACAAAAAGCGCGATGTCTGTCTCGAGGCGCTGCGCGAGTCGATCGACGAACACGGCGAAGTTGCGCCGGCGACGTCGACCTTGCCCGGCGGCGTGCGCGTGGTCAGGATGGAATACTGGCTGCATCGGTTCGTGCTGCGTACCGGCAACGACTACGCCAGCGCGGACAATGCGAAAGTGGTCTTTCGGCGCGAGCGCATGAAGCTCGTCAACGCCGGCAAGGTCAAGATCGCATCGCCGTTCTGTTGGCCTACCGAGTAACCGGCGCCCTGAAGTCGTCGACGGTATGGCCCCACGTCACCAATCGCTGCACGACGGCGTGCAGGTCCGGCCAGGCGACGTCGAGCTGCCCGCGGTAGAGAATGGCGAAACGTTGAAACGATAGGCGCGTGAGCTCGGCAAGGGCGATCGGGTTCAACGGCACAACGACAGCGCGGTCGCCCGCATCCTCGAGCGTGAAATCGAAGCTCATGGCGACCTCGTCAGGATCAGCAGCGCGACGTGCAGCGGCACGCCCTGCTTGCGCAGTCGCCGCGCGATCGGCGCCACGCCACCCTCGCGCGCCAATCTGCCGAAGTGCCGGCACATCCACCATCCAACGTACGCGCTCATGACATCACCGCCAAAAGGCGCATCGTCGACCACGCCAGCACGCCCAAGGCGGCGCCGACACTGACCAGCACGAGCAGCCAGCCCCGCGAAAATCCCGCTTGCGCCCGCGCCGCCTGCATCCGGCAGAATCGCGTCGCGGCTTCGTTTGCTTCCCATTCGGTCCTGAACATTGCGGTTCCTTGGTCGTCACGGCACGTCGCCGTACGATAACCAAAGCGATTACCGTGCCAGCGCCGCCATCCCCTCCCAACGCCACGCCGCCCGACCGGATGTGACGCCAGAGGTCACAATGTGCCGCGAAGGAGCAAACGTGAATGTGATGCGCAACCCTAATCACTTACTGGAGCGCGGCGAGATGATTTTATTTTCGCCAATTCCCAGTGCGCGAGCGAGACCGGTTGCTCGCCGGATTCCCACCGCTGCCACGAGCGCGCAGACACATACACCAGTCGCGCGACAGCGGCAGCCGAGAGTCCGGTCTGTCGCCGCCATGCACGGATTTCGTCGGGAGTGGGGATCAACGTTGCGAACGCGGGAGATTGAGTTTCGCAAGTTCGCGTTCGCGCGGCAGGGATGCGACGTGATAGGTGTGCATGCCCTCGTGGAATCCGCGGTTGTACTCGGCGAGGCTAACAGTGCGATTACCCGGCTTCCAGTTGTGCGTGCCGCCGGCTTGATTGCCGTGCGAGAAGCCGATGCTGTACGCGCTGCGATTCGGGTGGTTGCTCATTTTTGTCTCCTGCCCCTGTTCCCGAGGCGCGGTTATCGGCTATCCGATGTGCCTATTATGTCACAGTGTCATAGGATGTCAACTACCGTCCGTCGGCTCACTCGATGCGCCAGACGCGGATGCGCTCGCCGTCCTTGGCGCATCGAAACCGGACGCCGGCGCCAATGGACCGCGCCGCGCTACCGCACATGCAAATCGCGGAGCGGTGAATGACGCCATCGCGCAACAGGAATGATTCGCCGACAGCAATCGTTCGCCACGGATATGCAGCCGTAGCACAGCGCGCAGCAGCAGGCACCGGACGATCGGCGTCGACATGAATGACATCGTTCATTTTCGCGTACCTTATATGTTGTTGACGTGTTTGCAGTGTACGCGTCGCGCCTGCAGCACGCAACAGACGAACGCCCGAGGTCAGGCCCCGAACGGCAAACGAACAGCCCCCTTCTTAGGGTAGGGGGCGTTCGTTTGTCCTACAAGTGGCCGAATGAACTGTTCGAATGCGTTCGCATGCGTTCGTTTGTCCTACGACCGAACGTTACCCCTTGAGCATGTCCCTTTAGTCAAAGACTATGGAAATGACAACGTCGATAGTCTTATACTATAAGAGAGGGGGGGTATCGACCGCCGTTTGTCGTCAGCCAGGCGTTCGAGCGAGCCTGCTGGACACTGTGAATTCATATGAATCAATGGGTTATGTACTCCACTTCGTATAATATCCATTATGTAAACTTACGCTGCAATGCAATGTAAAACGATGAAGATCGTTGACTGTCCTAGTGTGCGATGCAGCAATCCATTGGCCGGCCTGCCTGGCGCCTACTCGGGGACCCCCTCCCTCCCCCGACGGGTGGGTCGCGCAAAAGCTTCCCCATCCGCCGCAAATATGTCTTGCCCTCCTGCTAACGGAATGGTTTACTGTGAGGGTGGTGGATTGACAGGGTGAGTGGTGAGTGGATACTTCGGCGATGACATTGCTGGAGAGCATATTTGCGGAGATCGGCGAGCGGCATCAGCTTGACCGGATCGAGGCGTTACTGAAGCATCTCATCAACATTGGAGAAAAGATCATGGCGAATCTGACTGCGCTGCAAGCGGCTGTAGCGAATGAAACGACGGTGGAGCAATCGGTGATTACGTTGCTGACGCAGTTGGCGGCGCAGGTGGCGGCGTTGCCGCTGGAGCAGCCGGCGATCGATGCGTTGGCGGCGCAGATCACGGCGAATGCGACGGCGATGTCGAATGCGGTGGCGGCGAACACCCCGGCGGCGCCTGCGGCGTGATGATTGGCTGAACTCGATCACAACCTGCTGTGGCGGGTCTCGGAGGACCGGGCGCTCGCCGCAGCGATGTTGTTTGCACATCGGCACCCGCAGGACAGTGCCGACTATCACGTCAAGATGATGGACATCTGGCGCTCAGCGTCAGAATTCGTCCTGTTCGAGGTTTATCGTGAGGGTGCCAAGACGACGGTGGCAGAAGAGCACCTGTTGCTCGAGGGGTCCTTCGGCAACTTCCGCTATCAGCTATTGATCGGCGAGACCTACAGCAAGGCGTGCCAGCGTCTGGAGGCGATTGATAAGGAAGCGCGCACCAACGTCAAGCTGCGTAATCTCTTTGGTGGCGAGGTGCTCGCCCGCAAATCCATCGAAAACCGCGTCTGGTTCAAGTCAGGCGCCATGATCGAGGCGTGGGGGTGGGAGCAGGAGCTCCAATCCTTTAAATACCACGACTCGCGGCCGGACGGAGCCTATCTGGACGACGTCGAGAATCAGGAGCGCGTCCGCGACGCCGCGGCGGTGGACGCCTCGATGCGCAAGTTCTGGCTGGAGCTCGTGCCGGCGATGGACAAGACGCGCCGGCGCATCCGCTACGGGCAGACGCGCCGCGCGGAGGACTGCATGGTGACCCGCTTCGCCGCCTCGCGGGAATGGGTTTACATGGGCGTGCCCATCTGCGACGGCGATGTCGACGCGCCGACGACCAAGTCGAACTGGCCGGCGCGCTACCCGATGGCGTGGATCCGCGCCGAGCGCGACCGCTACCAGGCGGCGGGGATGCTGGGCGAATTCAAGCAGAGTTACATGCTCGAGGTCGTCGACGCGGCGTCCAAGCCGTTCAAGGAGGAATGGCTCTCATCGGCCGACCTGTCGCCGTGGTCGTGGATGCCGCGATTCGCGATCTACGATCCCGCCCGCACCAGCAACCGCGAGCGCACCCGCACGCAACAGCGCAGCGATCGCTTCGGCAAGGTCGTCGTTTCCCGCATGGGTAGCCGCATCCTCGTCCACGAGTCGAGCGGGACGTACATGAAGCCGGACGAGTTCCTGGCCGACATCTTTGCCTGCAATGAAAAGCACCGTCCGGCGAAGATCGGGGTGGAAAAGAATTCGCTCGACGACTGGCTGCTGCAGCCGATCCGCATCGAGATGCTGCGCCGCGGGGTGGCGCTGCCGATTGTGGCGCTCAACGCCCCGCAGGACCGGTCGAAGGAGGACTTCATCATGGGGCTGCAGCCGTTCGCCATCGCCAAGGACGTGGTGCTGATCGGCGGCAAGGCGGCGCACCCCGAGCTCGTCGCCGAATGGTGCAACTTCCCGAGCGGGACGCGTGACGTCATGAATGCGCTGGCGTACAGTCTGCGCATGTTCGCTGGATTGCCCGTTTACGAGGATTTTTCCGGCGCCAACGTCGAGGACGCGCCGGAGCCCAACCGAGGGGAGGAGGTCTATGTGGCCTTCAATGCGAGTCCTTCAGAGGCGGTATGCGTTGGGATCGTGCGAGCGCAACGCCGTTTTTGTGTGGCTCGCGACTGGAGCGTGTCCGGTCCTGTATCCGACTGCATCCGCACATTGGCACATGAGGTTCGCGCCACGTGGCCGCGCAATCCCGTCACCGTGTACGTGCCTGCCGGAGTATATGACCAGTGGCAGCGCATCGCCCTCGTCCCCGCCCTGCGCGTCGAAAAGCTGCACCCCTACCGTGGCGAACACGAAGCCGTCGCCCGCGGGTGCCTGTCCGACCGCATCCGCACCGTCTGGCACAACCATCGCCTGTTGAGCGTCGACCGCAACGCGCCGCTGACGCTCAATGCCCTGTCGGCGGGGTATGCGCTGCCGGCCGAGCGCGCTGCCACCGCGCGCGGGCAGGAACCCGAACAGGGCGTCTCGCGACTCATCGCCGAGGCGATCGAATGCACGATCGCGATGGTGGACCGCGTCGGTGAGACTTTCGGCATCCCGGCCGGCGCCAACGTCTCGCGCAACCCGCAGGGCATCGAGTACGTTTCTGCCAATCCGCGTTCGCGCGCTTGACTTTGCGCGGCGCAGCACCGCACACTCCCGCCGGCGAACTGTCTATTCGTTCAACCACGGAGCCCAATCATGGCCGTCAGCCGTACGATCTCCCGCAAGTCAGCGTCACAGAATCCCGTCGCCTTTTTCAAGGGCAAGCAGTCGGGTGGCAACACCGGCAACACCGGCTACACCACGCCCGAGCGCATCAAGGGCGGCCCGATGCGCGAGAAGATTTACGGTCGCAAGGATTTGGCAAAATGACAAAGCACAAGGGCAAGATGCCGATGCCGACGGCGTCCAAAAAGAAGGAATTTCGGAAAAAGAACGACTCGAAGATGGGCATGGGCGGGCCCGGCGGTCCTTCGATGTTGAAGAAGAAGCTCAAAGGCGTGGTTATTTGACCGTGCACTGTGGCGAAGAAAAAAAAGGAGCCGCCGAGCGCGACTCAGGACACGCTCGCCGACCCACAGAAAAATTGGGCGGACAAGCCTGAATCGAAGGCGCACGTCGCTGCGCTGAAGCTGTATAAGACGATTCAGAAGGCGTTCGAGAATAAGGAAGAACAGTCGGACGCGATTTCAGAGTATTGGGACATCTATAACGCCAATCCGGATGAGAACCAGCAATATGCCGGTAACTCGCAGGGCTACATCCCCGCCGTCCGCGACGCCATCCATGCCCGCGCCAAGCGCGCGCTAAAGCAGCTTTTTCCTGCCAACAACAAGTACGTCGACGGGCTCGGCACCGACGGCGAGCCGCCCAACGACCAGTTGGCGCTGCTGACCTACTACATCCGCAAGCTCAATCTCAAGTCCATTTGCCGCACCGACCTCATCGCGGGCGACGTGACGGGGCAATGGAACCTGATGATCGACTGGACGAAGTCCACGCGCTACCTGACGCGGCTCATCAAGAAAAACCCGAAAATCACCGAAATCGACGGCGAGGACGTGTCCGACATGGAGATGGAGGACCCGACCGATGAGTACGAGGATACCGAGGAAGAAAAGATCATCGAGGAAGGACCGGAGATCGTGCCGTTTGCGACCGAGGACTTGGTCGTGATCCCGCCCACCTGCACGGATTTGCAGAAGGCCAAGGCGGTCGTGATCCGCCTGCGCCTGTCGCCCGACAAGGTGCGCGAGCTCGAGGACGAGGGCGTGTTCATCCTGCCGAAGGGCTCGGACATCGATCAATTCTGCGAGCCCGATAAGTCGAAGGACAAGCGCAATCCCGCGAAGAAGCAGACCTCCGATGCCGGCGTGAAAACGGAAGGCACCTACAAGCACGCCGTCATCTACATGGCCTACGAGCACTTGGATCTTGGCGGTGAGCACAAGGAATCGGCGATCGTGTTCTATTCGAGCCCGTCGGAGATCGTCGGGCTCATCAAGAATCCGCTGTGGAGCGCCAAGGTTCCCGTGCTGTCGGCGCCGGTCGAGCAGATGGAAGGCAGCTTTTTCGGCAAATCGAAGATCGAGCCGGTCAAGTTCCTGCAATGGCAACTGACCGACTTCTGGAACATGGGGCAGGACTCGGCAATGTACTCATTGCTGCCGGTGTTCGCCGTCGACCCGCTGGCGACACCGCAATGGTCGCAGCTCACGATCGGACTCGCCGCGGTGTGGCCGGTCGCGCCGACGGGGGTCAAGTCGATCACGCAGCCGCAGTTGTGGAAGGACGCGGCGGCGATGTGCGACACCATCAAGCGACAGATATGGGAATCGATGGACGTCAATGAGGCGATGATGGGCAAGATGCCGCAGGGGCGGAAGAACGCCGGGCAACTTGGCGCGATGCAGCAGGAACAGCAGATCAACATCATCGATCACGCCTCGAGATACGAGGACGTGATGCTCAACCCGCTCATGGAATTTCTGTTCGAGCTCGATCAGCAGTTTCGGACGAAGGAATTGATGGTCGAGTCGCGCGGCGAGATCGGCGTGAAAGCGGCCTTGAAAACGATCCCGGTGCAGGAATGGGAGAACCGTTATTTCTTCCGCTGGTGCGGGACCGAATTCCAAGCGGGCGTGCAGCGCATGCAGCAACAGATCGCGTGGATGAATGTGCTCAAGGGCATCCCGCCGGCGCAGATGAACGGCAAGTCGCTCGACGTGACGCCCATCATCGAGGCGGGCACCGAATCCATGTTCGGGCCGGAACTGGCGCCGAAGATCCTCGTCGACAACCGCAATATGTTCACCATCGAGCCCGATGTCGAGAACGAGATGATGCACAACGGGTTCGAGGTGAAAACGCACGAAGCGGACAACGACCCCGAACACATCCAGTCGCACATGAAGGCGGCGGCCACCAATGGCGACCCGACGGGCCTGTACAAGACCCACATGGCCGGCCACATGCAGCAGATGCAGAAAAAGCGCGAGATGCAGATGGCGGCGCAGCAACCGCAGCCCGGTCAGCCGGGCGCGCCGGGCGGTGCAGGCCCCGGCGTTGCCGGCGCGCCGCGGCCGGGTGCGATGCCGGGGCCGCAGCGTCCGGGCGGCCAGCAGCCGCCGGGCGCGATACATACCGATCAAGTCCAGGATGGATCGGCGGGAGCGCGCGGGTGAGGCGCGGCATTCAGTGGAACGAGCGTCCGCCGATGGGCGGGATTCAATACCTGATGCCGGGCGAAACATTCCTCGGCGTGCCACTGGTGTATCGGCCCAAAGTGGGCATGGCGCAGGCGATCGGTCTATTCCGGTGGAAACGCATCGCGGTCGGCGACATGTGGTTCAACCTCGATCGTCACCAGCAGCAGGCGGTGCTGCTGCACGAGTACGCGCACTGCAAAATGTTTCACATGGAACAACGGCTGCTGGTGGTGCCGATGTTCTGGACGGCATGGGCGCGCTCGCGGGCGCGTGAGCATGAATTTGCAGCAGATTTATTTGCAGCCAAGCGCGGATACGGATTAGAGTTCGTGCAATTCTTGCGCAAGTACGGAACGAAAAGTGAATTTCACCCGGACCCCGATGAGCGCGCCGCGCGCATTTTGCGCGTAGTGATGGAGAAGCTGTATGAACTTCAGGCTGCTTAGGTTTCTCGCTCTCAGCGTCGTCGCCAATCAGGCCACCGTCACCGGCATTCGTCGACCGCTGGGCTATCAGCAGATCACGGTGCTCACATCCTCGACGGCGCTTACGTTACCGGCGGTGATCGCCGGATACAACGTCGGCTATGTCGTGATTCAGAACAGTGGTTCGGCAGCGGTGCGCTGGCGCGATGATGGGGTTGCGCCGACCGCTGGCGTCGGAATGACGATCCCTGTGGGCGGAGAGCTCGACTACGTCGGCGACTTCAAGGCGCTCCGGTTCATCCAGGTGGGCGCTACCGGCACGCTGGACGTCAGCTACTACGCGCCATGACCGGCGACATCCAGACACTCAGCCCCGGCGTTGCGCAGGGTACCGGATCGATCAATTCGAGTCAGGTCAAGGGCACCGCGACCAATGACAACGCGGCCGCCGGCGTCGTCGGCGAGTTCGTTACCGCGACCGTAGCGGTCGGTTCGGCGGTCCCGCTCACCTCGACGGTCACCTCTAACGTCACCTCGATCAGCCTGACGGCGGGCGATTGGGACATCGCCGCGGTGGTCGATCACAACATCGCGGCGACGACCAGTGTGACGAACCTGACGGCGGCGATCTCGCTGACGACCGGCACGCTGCCGACGCAGGCAGGTGGCGCCGGACTCGGCACCGACCCGCTGGCGGTGGACAACTACCCGGCGACAGTCTTTGGCGGATTGGTGACGACGGACATCGGTCCCGTGCGGCTTTCGATCGCCGCCACGACGACGGTTTTCCTGGTGGCGAATGATACGTTCACCCTTTCGACCATCAGTGCGTACGGAACGTTGAGGGCAAGGCGGGCCCGATAACCTGAGTCTATTACTTGACAATGATCCATAACCGGAAGCATTCTTCCCCGCGCACCCCTTCGGAGCACTCCATGAAAAACCTGTTCAAGGAATTCCTGACCCTTCCCGCTGGCGTGCCGCTGCCGAGCCTGGCGACAAGTCTGCAACTCAATGGCGGATCGGTGGACGGACCCTCGTTCATCGGCACCCTGTCGAATCAAATCGCCTACCAGCAGGCCGCGAATCAGGACAATTTCCAATCAAGCGCAGGCGCGGCGATCACGCTCACCGCGCTTCAGCAGCTTTTCCAGAAGCTCACCAACGGTGGCGCGGTCGTCGTGACGATCGACTCGGCCTACAACATCGTTGCGACGATGCCGAGCGCCTACACCGGCCAGACGTTCCAGTTCTCCGTTTTCTCGTCGGGCGCGGGCACCGTTGCCACGCCGACGCTGTCCGATACGGTGGTCACGCTGGTCGGCACGACCTCGATCGTCGCCGGCAACGTGCGCACGTATCAGGGGCAGATCACGCAACTGTCGACGACCGTGGGCGCGCCGATGACGGTCGGCACGACGTTCACCTCGTTGACGCAGGTCGGCACCACGAACAACTACACGGTGGCGCTCGGCACCAATGCGCTGGTGCCCGTCGTCGGACAGGCGTTTTTCCTGACCGTCACAACGGGCACGCTGCCGTCGGGCTGGTATCCGATCAACAAGGTGACCTCGGCGACCTCGTTCGTGATCGCGGCCCCTGCCGCCGGTACCGCGTGGACGGCGACCGCCGGCACGGTTCCCGGCACGATCACCGTTCCGACTTCCGCGTACACGCCGGGTCTGCCGGGGCTGTACTCGCCGACGCTCAACATCACCGCCATGGCGTCGTCGGCCGCGGTCGTCTAAGGAGCGGTCATGCTGAAGCGCCTCCTTCGATTCCTGCAACTGCCGGTCGTCACGACAACGAGCCTTCAAGGCTCGCTCGTCAATGTCACGCCGGGCATGGTCCCGGACACGGCCGCGCTGTTCGGTATGAGCGCATTGCAGGCCAACATCGATGCGATCGACTACGACATGGTCGCCATCGCCTACGGGGCGGCGACAACGCTGACGCTGACGGGCGCTCAATTCTTCAACAACTACATCGACCTGTCGGGGTCGGGTGTGCTCGCCCTGACCACGCCGACGGCGGCGCAGATCATCGCCGCCTGCCCTTCGACCATGCCATCCATTGGCTTCAATTTACCTCTGACCATCATCAACGACGGGACGGGACAGACGACGACGCTGACCGGCGGCACTGGCGTCACCGTGCTCGGCAACAACACGATCGCCACCAATACCGCGCGCACGTTCCTTGTGTCCGTGAATCCGGGCGCGGCGACCGTCACCATGCTGAACATCGGCACGGCTGGCCTGTAATCCCTGAAAGGACGAAACCATCATGATCGAGCGATACCTTCACCTGCTCCTTGCCTTCCTAGCACTATGCGCCGTCGGCGACGAGAGCGAAGGCGATGATCCGCCGGAAGGCGTCGACGCAGCCGACGGCGAGGATGCGGAAGGCGATCAGGACGAGGGTGGTGATGACGATGGCACCCTCGACGACCTGCTCGAGAATACGAGTCTGGAGGGGGATGACGGCGAACTCGCCACGCGAAAACCGGTTGCGCCGGCCGTCAAGCGCGAACGCGAGCGCGCGGAACGCGCCGAACGCGAGCTGGAGATCGAACGCGCCGCAGCGAGGCGCAATCAGCCGCCAGCGGATCCGCGCACCCTCATTGATCCGCAGGTCGAGGAAGAAAACGCCTATTTGGAGAACGTTCGCAAGAATGGCGATGCGGACGCATTCAAGCAAGCGCAGTGGTACGTCAATCAGCAGCGCGCAACGCGGCAGGCCACGAACGCCTCACAGGCGGCACTGCGTACGATGGATGACATGCGCGATCTCACCACATTCCAGCGCCTCGAGGTGACCAACCCCAAGGTGTTCAAGCGGTACGAAAAGCGGGTCGAGCAGGCGCTCGCCCAAACACGTCAGGCCGGCCAGAACGCACCGCGCGGTGCGATCCTGCGGCTCCTCATCGGACAGGACATCATGGACGGCAAGGTGAAAACGAAAAGCACGAAGCGGGCGCCGGCGGCGGATGGCTCGCAAAAAGTAGACCGCGGCGCGCTTCCGGGGGCGCGCACGGATACCCGCCGCGGAGCCCAGTCAGCGCATGACAAATTGCGCGCGAAGCTGGAAAACGTACCCCTTTGAAACCACGGAGCACACAATGAAATTCCTGCACCTGCTGTTCGCGTTCCTCACGCTCCCCGTCGTGAACACCTCTCAAGGTGCGGGGTTCCAGTCGGACATCGAGAATTACATTCAAGAGGAAGTCGAACCGCTCGCGCGTCGGCAACTCGTCGCGTATCAGTTCGGCAAGCCGCTGCACCTCGATGTCAATCGCGGCGTCACTTATACCGCGACGCGTTTCGAGCGCATCCCGCTGCCATTCGCGCCGTTGCAGGAAGGCATCGCACCTCTCGGCGAGGCGATCACGCTGGTGCAGGTTTCGGCGACCGCCCAGCAATGGGGTGATCGCGTGCTCGTCTCCGACGTGGCGAACCTGACCATCAAGCACCCGATTTTCCAGCAAGCCATTCAGTTGATCGGCTTGCAGATGCCGGAAACGCTCGAGCGAAACACGCTCAACACGCTGCTATCGGCCAATCAGGTGAACTATGCCAACGGCCGCACCTCGCGCGCCCTGCTGGTGGCGACGGACGTGTGCTCGCCGCACGAGTACAACCGCATCTTCGGTTCGCTGACGACGTACGGCGCGCCGCGCTTCGACGGTGACGAGCGCGAGGACATGATGATCGAGGCCGGTGCCTACCGCGACCCGTCGAAGTCGCCCGCGTCGACGCCGCACTTCGTGGCGCTGATTCACCCGCTGGCCGCGATGGACATGCGCGAGAACGCGCAGATCAATACCGCGTGGGCGTTCTCGGACGTGAATCGCCTGTACAACGCCGAGCTCGGTCAGTGGGGCGGTGTGCGCTCAGTCGAAACGAACATGATGCCGTACTGGGTCGGAAACGCGCTGGTCTCCGGCACGCCGTCGACGTCGGGTGGCAACCTCGCCACGTCGGCGACGTACAACGTGCAGGTCACCGCCTCGCCGGTGCAGACCTCGGTCGAGCAGCAGATTTATCAGGTGTCCGGCAACTTGAGCGTGACCGGGCCGACCGGCTCGCTAACCGTCACGCTGCCATCCAAGCCGGGGTACACGTTCAGCGTCTATATCGGAACGAGCGCATCGCCCGTCAATCTCGGCGTGACGACCTCGGGCCCGACGACTGGGCCGCTGGCCGGCATGGCGACGCAGCTTCCGTCGGGGGCGACTGTCGTGCTCACCGGCATCGGCGTGTCCCAAACACCTCCTGCCGCGCCGGCGACCGGTGTGTCCGTGTTCCCGACGATTTTTATCGCCAACCACAGCTACGGACAGGTGTTGCTGGAAAACCCGGAGTTTTTCTACCTGACCGGCGCCGACAAGTCGGACCCGCTGAATCAGACGCGGTCGGTGGCGTGGAAGGTGTTCTACGGTTCGATCATCCTGAACCAGGCGTTTCTGGTCAGGCTCGAATCGTCGAGCGCATTCAGCGCGGGCTACAACGCCGGAACGATGCCTGACATTTCCTAACCGGAAGGGGCCTTCGGGCCCTTTCCTCAATGGTGGGGTAGATGATGCAAAAGGACGACGACAAGGATGTGAAGCTGGGGCACGTCGAAATCGCGTCGGTGGCGGATGCTTCGCCGCAGGACGTGAAATCGCTGCTCGCGCAGATCGAGGGCTTGCAGGCGCAACTCGCCGAGTCCGAGGAAAAGCGCACGGTCGCGCAGCAGGCCGCGTTGGAGGCCGCGCAGGCGCAGGGCATGTTGATGCAGCGCGAGATTCACGAGGTGCCGTCCGGCAAGAAAATCAGCGTCCCGCACCTGAAGCGTTACAAGGTGGTCGGCCACAAGGATGACGGTCGTGAAATCCTGAAGCCCGTTTTCCAGCAGGTCGAAGTCGAGACCTACTACTACAAGATCGATCTTCCGCCCTGCGGCGGCACGCACATGACGGTCAACGGCAACGAGCTCTATCACGGCGTCGTCGTCGAGTGCGATGTCGATTCGCTGCGTTCGATCAAGGATATGGTATTTCGCTGCTGGAAACATGACGCCGAGATTCACGGTTCCGATGAGAACGCCTATCGCAAGCCGACGAATCGCACGCTTTCCGGCGCTGGGCGGCGATGATGGACGCCGAGGTGACCACATCGCGACAACTCGCGGGATCGTTCGATCTCACGCTGAACCTGTCGGATCGTCGCGGCATCAAGATGGCGGCCTACATGTACAGCGACGACACGCCGGCCGAGATCAACAAGCGCATCGATCAAATGCAGGACGTGCTTGACCGTCAGGCGATTCGCGCGGACTTGGTCAACAAGCGCGCGCAGATCGACGGCATGCATGCCCATCTGGTCAACCTCAAGAATGCGTACGAGGGTCTCGCCGACAAGAAGCGCGCTGGCAAGAAGCTGAACAGTTCGGAGATCATGGCGATGTCGAATCACGGTCGGCAGACGAAGGAAGCGGTCGACAACATCGCCAGCCTCGAGGCTGCGATCGCAGCGGGCGAAAAGAAACTCGGAACGGGGTGATGCTATCCAAGCTTCAGCGATTTGCCTCCTTGCCTCCCGTATCGCCAAAGGCGGTACGGGGATGGTCGCGCTCGCGGGGCAGATGCTCAATCTCGTTCTGCAAGACCTCGTCCTCAACAAAAATCTGAAGGTCAATCGGGTCACGCAGTTGGTGACCATCGGGCCGGCCAGCTACGGGCCCTACGCGCTCGAGCCGGACTACCTTCGCACATACGACCTGTTCTATCCGCTGCCGACTTCTGGCGTCACGCAGCCACAAGCGAACGGAATTCCTCAATTCCTGCGTCCGGTGACGATGGAACAGTTGGACGAGGAATTCAAGGATCCATCGACCGCCAACTATCCGTACGAGTTCGCCACCGACCTGTCGACGCAGGCGCAGGTGTGGTCGGGCGGCACGCAGGGTAACGGCACGCTGGTCTCGGCGGGCAATCTGTTTGTCTACCCGCAATCGAGCGGCAACATCGTCCTGACGCACCGCTACATGGTGAACCAGCCCGACATGGTCGCGCCGGAGTCGAGCACGCAGGCACCGTGGTTTGCGTACGACGACTACCTCGTGCGGATGACGGCGTCGCGGCTCATGGGCATCACCGGCGATGATCGAGAAAAGGAATACCGCGAGTCGAGTCTCGAAATGCTGCGCCCGCACCTGATCATGGAGGGTGATGAACAGGCGACCGTACAGCGTGTGAAGCTTGATCCTCGTCATTTTCATTTCCAGCGGGGGCTTAAGCCGACAAAAGCAACCGCGTACTAGCGCATCATGGCGATCAACAGCAGCCAGCCCATGCGCTTCACGCCCCGCGGCCTGACCGACGCATTCGATGCGACGGACGCCTTCCCCGGCGCCTGCCAGCAGCTCGTCAATCTCGTTTTCGACCAGTCCAATCCCGAGCTCGTCGTCTCGCGACCGGGCGTGCTCACGCTGGCATCGTTCACGCAGGCGGGATTCGTGACGCCGGGGTTCATCAGCATTCAGGTGGGCATCGGTACGCGCATCTACGGGATGATTGCCACCGGTCGCAATGCTGGGAAGGATGAGCCTTTCGTCTATGAGACGGCGACGGGCGCGTTCATTCCGGTCAGCGGCATCACCGGCAGCCTGTGTCCGCTGTCCCCGCTGACGACGGGGGACTGGGTGCCGCCGGTGATCGCAACGATCGGTGTCATGGTGATCGTCACGCATCCGGGGTTCCCGGGTGGTGGCACGAAATTCGGATGGTTCGACGTGTCGACGCCGGCCTCGCCGGTGTGGCACGCGGGCGATACCGCGACCAATGGGCTGACGGGCACGCCGCAGGCGGTGGCGAACTTCAACAACCGCGCGTACTTCGCTGTCGGCAATCAGCTCGAGTTCACCGACGTGCTGACCAATCCGCCGACGATCACGAACGCGAATCAGGCGTTGACGATCGGCGATTCGCAGGTGATCAACGCGCTGTCGGGCCTGCCGCTACAGACGACCTCGAGCGGCATCCTGGCGACGCTGACGGTGTTCAAGATATCGCAGGTGTGGCAGATCGCGGGCGATCCGACGTTCAGCAACATTTCCGAACAATATATGTCGCTGTCGATCGGCACGACGGCGCCGCGCAGCGTCGTGCAGTCCACGCTTGGCGTCTACTTCATGGGCAGCGGCGGTCCCTACATGATCGACCAGTTGGGCACGCTGCGCTCGCTGACCTCGGGACTCGACAAGCTCAATCCCGACATTCTGGCCCCGTTCCAGAATGCGGTGACGCCGACGCGCTGGGCGGGAGCGTTCACCTCGAGCATCTATCGCGTGTGCGGGCCGACGATCATTCACGGTCAACAGATCATCGGTGACTACTGGTTCGATGAACACAAGCGCCGCTGGACGGGGCCGCACACGTTCGGATACGACTGCGCGACCGCGGTGAATGGATATTTCGTTCTGTCGTCGGCGAATTCACCCGGCTTGCTGTTGCAGCAAACGCCGAACCAGACGATCGGCAGCATATTCACCGATTTGGGCACTTCGATCAGCATTCTGTTGCAAAGCTCGACGTTTCCGAAGACGAGCGATATGTGCATGAAGCAGGTCGCCGAATCGCAGATCGAATTGTCGGCATCGGGTGGCACCGTCACCTACACGATCACCGCGCAGGACGAGCAGAACAACACGCTCGACAGTGTCGTGTTGTCCGTGAACAAGTTCGGCTCGACGTGGGGCGGAACGTTTTGGGGAGCATCAACGTGGGCGCACTCGAATGTATGGGGCGGTGGCGGCGTGTGGGGCACGATTGCGGAGGGCGGTTCAGGCGGCATCTGGCAATCGGGTCAGCAGGTGCCGGAGACGTTCCCCGTATCGTGGGATGCGCCGTTCGTGTTCGAGAAGATGCAACTCAACATTGCGGCGACCGCTTCGGCGAACGTGGGCATCGGAACGTTCTACGCGCGCTATCAGAAAACCGGCTACATGACATTGGGAATGTGACATGAATCGACTGCGTAATTTTCTACAACTCCCGGTGATCGTCGGCACGTTCCCGACGCAAATCCTCAATGGTCAGCCAGAGGATGCGGTACCGGTGATGACGCTGTTCAACTTCATTGCATCACAAGTGAACAGCAATGTTCCGCCACTCATCAATACGCTGCAAAGCGGGTTCATCTTCGTATTGGCGGGGTCGGTGGGCGGATCGGTGAACGCAATCACGCTGACGCCGACACCTGCGAATGCGGGATACACCGCCGGCCAGTCGTATCGATTTCCTGCTGCATTCACGAATACGGGCGCGGTAACGATCAACACATCGGGACTCGGCACGCGCGCGGTGACGACCTCGGCGGGGGCTGCGCTGACGGGTGGCGAATTCATCGCCGGCGGCATCTACGACATTTCGGACAATGGAACGAACTACGAGCTTGTGAACTCGGCGCAAGGAACGGCGCTCGGAAATTTCACGCCTGCACTCACATTCGGGGGCGCATCGGTAGGCATCACCTACTCGTCGCAGCTCGGGCGTTATGTGAAGATTTCCAATCTCGTGTTCTGGACGCTGTTCATCGCGTTGACGAACAAGGGGTCGTCCACCGGGGCGGCTGCGATCACGGGGTTCCCGTTTGTCGCCAATGCGAGTGTCGGCGCGAATTCGGGCGGTGCCTCAGGCTTCATCGAAAACATCACATTCACCGGCACCTACAGCGTAGGCATGAATACCGGCACCTCGACGGCGGGGATGCTGCACGTCACGTCGGGGTCTTCGGTCTCCAATTTTCTGAACACGGATTTTGCGAACAATTCGGACTTCGCATTTTCCGGCTGGTACACCGTTTAAGGATTGCCATGACTGCGATCGTCCCCCTTCCGCTGCCGTTTCAAATCGCCGATGGTCAGGTGAACGATGCCGCGCCGGTGATGGGAAACCTGAACTACATCGCCAACCAGGTGAACACCAACGGCGTGCAGCCGCCTCCGGTCACCAACACGAACACGTTTTTCGGATACAACACGGGCAACGCATCAACCAGCCTTGCGCTGCAAAACACCGGATTCGGCTACAACGCAATGCCCGTAACGACAGGGCAAGTAAATGTTGCCGTGGGATATGAGGCGCTGTTGGTCAACACGTCGGGGAGCGGGAATGTAGCGATAGGCGCGTCTGCGTGCTCATCGCAGACGACCGCAACGTTCAACATAGGGATCGGAGGCAATGCTCTTGCATTGAACGTTACGGGATTTCAAAACATAGCCGTAGGCGTCAATGCTCTTGCGAGGACGACCGCATCGCAAAATGTTGCCGTTGGAGCGGCGGCGCTATTGGCGAATACAGGCGGCGCGTTCAATGTTGCCGTCGGCGATAACGCCGCAGCGGCCAACACCACGGCGTCAGGAAATATAGCGATCGGCGCAAGTTCGCTTGGGGCGACGACGACCGGCGGCGTGAACGTTGCCATTGGTGGCAACGCTCTGGCAACCAATATTACCGGTACACAGAACGTTGCCATTGGCGGCAATGCCATGAATTCGACTGGAACGGCGATCACCAATTGCGTCAGCATCGGCTTCAATTCGATGCTCACCGCTACCGGCAATGATAACGTTGGCGTCGGTGTGGCGACGCTGGAAAGCCTGACCAGTGGGACCAACAACACGGCCGTCGGATTTCAGGCGCTGTCCGCCAACATATCGTTCAGCAATTGCTCGGGTCTCGGGTCGGCGTCGGCCGTCACCGCCAGCAATCAAGTTCAGCTAGGCGACTCATCGACAACGACGTATGCCTACGGCGCGGTGCAGAACCGTTCGGACGTGCGCGACAAGACGGATGTGCGCGACACGCAGCTTGGCCTCGCGTTCATCAATGCGCTGCGCCCGGTTGACTTCCGTTGGAATTATCGCGGCGGCAGCGGACCTGGCGTGCGTTTCCACCATGGCCTAATCGCGCAGGAAGTCGCCGCGCTCCGCAACGATTTCGGTGGTCTGCAGGATCACAGCATCAAGGGCGGGCACGACGTGCTGTCGATCGGCTACACGGAACTCATTGCGCCGCTCATCAAGGCGATTCAGGAATTGACTGCGATAGTCGCCGCCCTTGAGGATAAGGCTGCGTAATGCCGTTCGGCCCCTTCCCATTCAACGTCGTCGATAACAACATTCGCGGCGATCTCGTCTATCTGCTCGGGCTCATCAATGGGCTGGGGCCCGGTGGGGGAACTGTCACGACCGTCACGCAAACCAACGACGGGAATGTCGTACTGACGGTTACCAATTCGACGACGACGCCGAATATCGATGCGAAGCTGGCGAACACCGCCGTCACGCCGGGATCGTACACGTCGACCAATCTAACGGTTGACGCGCAGGGCCGCATCACGGCGGCGGCGAACGGCAGCGGCGGCGGTGCTGTTTCCAGCGTCAGCAGCATCGATCCTGCGCTGACGATCACACCGACGACGGGAGCTGTCGTCGCCACGCCGAACAACATGGTCGGCGATACCGGGTCGGGCGGAACGCACGGCCTTGTGCCCGCGCCTGGTGCGGGGGACGCGGCCGCCCTCAAGTTTCTCAAGGCCGACGGGACGTGGGAGAGCGTGCCGGCGTCGGGTTCGTTACAGGCGCAGGAATTCACCTCGTCGGGAACGTGGACGCGGCCTGCCGGCGTGACATCGGTGATTGTCTCAATGATCGGCGGCGGTGGTGGTGGATCGACAACTATTCTCGCGGCGACTGGTGGGGGCGGCGGTGGCTCCGGCGAACTCGTGGAGAACCTCGCCGTCATCGTGTCCGGCAACGTCACGGTTACGGTCGGCGCTGCGGGTGCTGGAGGGACTGCATCGCAGTCCACCGCGCAAGTGGGAGCACCCGGTGGCGATACGTCATTCGGCACCCAATACATCGCGAAGGGTGGTTTCGGCGCGGCGACTTCTGGAACTTCGGGGGCCGGTGGCGGCATCGGTGGGAGTGCTGCGAAATCTGCGCAGAATCCTGGAAACGCTGGCACGCTGGGTGCGGCCGAAGCGCCCACCTATTTCGGCGGCAATTCTGGAGGCGGTGGGTCAAGCGTGGTGGGCGCCGCGGGTGGCGCAGGTTCAGGGGCTCCGGGATATCCGATAGGTGCTGCCGCTGGTGCGACGGCGAGTTCGCAAGGCGGCGGTGGTGGTGGTGCGAATACGGTCTATGGCGTCGGTGGTGCAGGTGGTAACGGGGGGGTGATCGGCGCGAGTGCCGCATCGACCTCCTACGGTGCTGGCGGCGGCGGTGGTGGTGGCCACGCAACAACGACGATTGGCGGCGGCAATGGCTGTGCGGGGTATGTCCTCGTGCAGTGGGTGGGCTGATGCCTGATCTCCAAGGCCAAGAGTTCACAATCTCGGGCACATTCACCGTGCCGAGCAGCGTTACTTGCGTGCTCCTGTCAATGATCGGCGGCGGCGGCGGCGGGGGCGGATCAATGGGTTCGGTCCCATCCGCCGGTGGCGGCGGAGGCTCAGGAGAATTCTGCGAAAACTTGACCGTGTCGGTTGTCTCTGGATCGTCAGTAACCGTCACGGTGGGGGCCAAGGGATTGGGCGGCGGCGCCGCTGCTAACGGGACTTCAGGAACGGCGACCAGCTTTGCAAACGTCAGCGTCGCTCCCGGGGCTTTCGGCTCCGCCGGGGCATCCTTCAGCAGCGGCTCATCGGGGGGCGGTGGTGGGGTCAAAGGCGCGATTGGAAACGGAGGGGGAACGACTACAAAGGGCCTCAACGGCGCGCTCGAGTGTTCTTGTTTTTTCGGCGGGAGCGAAGGCGGCAGAAGCGGTAACAGCGGGGCCGGCGGAGCTGGCGGGGACGCTCCTGGGCACGTCGGTGGGATCGGGGGCACATTAAGCGCGTTTGGCGCCGGCGGCAGCGGCGGCGCGGCTTCCGTATATGGCGATGGCGGTGGTGGCGCGAATAGCGGATTTGATGCGCCCGCTGTAGCCGCAACTCACTACGGTGCAGGCGGTGGTGGTGGTGGAAGCCAAGGCGCGTCGCACGCAGGTCGACTCGGCGGCGATGGTGCGCCCGGCTATTGCCTCGTGCAGTGGATCGAGTGATGCGAATACTCGCGCTCCTCTGGTTCGCATCATCCGTTGCCGTTGCGCAGACGGTTACACCGTTGCCGCCGCAGGGCGGCCTCGTGCTTGATCGCGTAGCGAATGTGCACGCAGTCAGCCAGATCGATAGCGCCTTGTTCGCGCGCACGCTGGTGCAGCAAGGCAATAACAACGCGTTCGACTGGAACATCTTCGGCGTGCTCGACAACTACGGCGACGCCGGTGAAAACGTGGGGCTCTACGTCAAGGCGAATCAATACGGCCAAGGCGCAACGTGGGCCGGCGTGTTCGAGTCGCAGTGCATCTCGCTGGTATCCAGTACCTGTTGGGGTCTCGAGGTCGACCTGATGGCCCCGGAAGGCGGTCAGACCAAGGGCTATGGCGTCGGCGTGGTAGTCGGGCGTGCGAACCCGCTGTCGCCGATCCGCGACCCCGCCGATCACCGCGTGGCGCATGCGCTCAATGGTTTCTTCGTCAACGCGAATTTTGCGGATGCACCGTACGTGGACATCGCCGTTGCATATGACACGCAAATTCATTGCACGATCGCGTGCTTTCGCATGCCCGGCGGCGAGGCGATGGCCTACGAATTGAGCGGTCGCGTGGTGCAGAAGTTCGACCCGCAAACCGGATACGCAGGCTGGTGGCGCACTGACCTCGGCGAGTGCATCTGGTGCGTAAACATGACCAATGGCGACGTGAGGCGAATGTGGCGACCCTAAATGAACACGAGCAGAGAATCAGGAAACTGGAGGCTTTCAAAATGGACGCCATCAGCAGAATCCAGACGCTAAATAGCAAGGTCGACGAGAACACGCGTCTGACCAATAGCGTGAAATCGGATACTGCTTCTATCGTCGTGTGGACGGAAGCGGCAAAATTCGGCGGCGGCGCATTCAAGTGGTTAGCTATTGTCGGGTCAGCGTTGATTACCGCATGGGCGGCCTTCCTCACCGTGATTCATTTCAAGCCATGACGGTGACCGCGGACCTGATGGACTTCATGCGCTGGTGGGAAGGGCGCGGCGGACTGCCGGCGCTCGTGGCCTACCGCGACGGTGGCGGCACGCCGACGCTCGGCTTCGGCCACACCGCCGATGTCAAGATGGGCGACACCTGCACGCCCGCGCAGGCCGACCAGTGGCTTACCGATGAGGTCGACGAATTCAGCGCCGTGGTCGACAAGTGCGTGAACGTGCAGATCGAGCAATGCCAGCATGACGCGCTGACGAGCTTCACCTACAACGAGGGCGCCAACGCGTTTCGCGGCTCGCACCTCCTGACGATGATCAATGATGGCGACGCGGAGACAGCGGCGAATACCTGGTTCCCGCAATGGGTCTACGTCGGAGCCGTCAAGGATGGCGGGTTGAAGAATCGGCGCGCGGCGGAATTGCGCATGTACGACTACGGGGTTTACAGTGGGCGCCCATGATCACCTTGCAATTCCTACAGGGCACCGGCCTCGACTCGCAATTGATCGAATGGTACGGCGGCGGTCCGCGCTACTCGCACGTCGATACGGTTATGCCCGACGGGACGCTGCTCGGATCGCGGCTTCCGGATGGCGTGAGGGTGAGGGATGCGGCGTATACGGGAACGCAGGAAACTTTGAAAATATCGATTCCCTGCAGCGATGCGATAACGGCGTCGTACTACGCATTTCTCAACAGCCAGTTGGGGAAGCCGTACGACTGCGAGGGGATCCTCGCGTTCGTGCTGGGGCGCGACTGGAGCGACCCGGAAAGCTGGTTCTGCTCGGAACTTGTTGCTGCGGGCCTGCAACAATCGGGCTATTTTCGATTCCCGCTCGCATCGACTTCCAACAAGATTACTCCGCCGGACCTGATTCTGGTATTGAGTGCGTTAACCGAAGTCAAATGAAAAGGAGCATCAAATGAAGCGAATATTCACCATCATCGTCGCAGCCGTTGCCCTATCCGCGTGTTCACTGTTGCCGACCGCGAGCGGAGGTTCCCCAAACGTGGCGGTGGCGAATGTGTTCATGGGCGTGGCCAGCCAGATCAACGCGGTCGCAGCGGGCAATTGCCTGACGCTGCCGACGCTGCCTGTGGACCCGGCGACCATCTGTCAGCAGCTTCCTGCGACCGCGACCGCGGCTGACGTACAGGCCGCAGTGCAGGCGTGCCTGGCGGGTCAGGCTGTGCTTGCCGCCACACAACAATTGTCGAAGGCGCAAAAGATCATCTGCGCGGCCACGACGCCGACTCCGGCGGTGAAACCGTGAACGCGCCCAGCAACAAGATTTACGCCGTCGGCGCGGCCGGTGCGGCCGTAACCATCATCGTCTGGGGCATCCAGACATTCACCGGCGCAACCGTGCCTGCTGACGTGGCGCTGGCGATGAGCACGGTGATCAGCGTGCTGGCCGGCTATTTCATGCCGAATCGGGCGTAATAAATGCGGCATTTGATCCAGACCGAGCGGCCGTATGTGATCGAAACCGACTTTTACGGTGATCCGATCGCGAGCTATGTCGTGCCGCGGGCGGCGCCGACGCTGCCGAATGCTGATCGGCGCGCGGCGCTGTACCGGCTCGAGGATGAGCTGCGGCTGCTCGAGCCATTCGAGTGCCCGCTGACGCATCACTTTGCGGCCGGCGTCTACGTGCGATCGATGCTGATCCCGCAGGGTGTGGCGATCGTCGGACACATTCACCGCCATGCCTGCGTCAACGTCGTCCAGTTCGGCGAGATTGAAGTGGCGACAGAAGCGGGGCACAAGCGTATTGTCGGCCCGTGCACTTTCGAGTCGCTGCCGGGCACGAAACGGGCCGGATATGCGCTGCGTGACACGCTTTGGACGACGATTCACGCGAATCCGACTGACGAACGCGACGTCGATCGGCTGGAAACGTATCTGATTGCGCCGTCGTACGAGGATTTCCTGCTCGGCGATCGGCAAAAGGCACTGGAGAGCAAATGAACATCGTCCAACGCTTGCGCGCTTTCCTGACGCTCCCCACGCTCGGCACGGTCGCCTCTGTCGTCGGCATCGTCGGCGGCGGGCTTTCAATCGCCAACAGTCTCGGCGGCGGTTCTGGCGGTGGGGGCGGCGGCGGCTCGACCGGCTACGTCCCGCAGGCGCAGGGGACGGCGGACACCGACTACCAGAACTTCATGACGCAGTTTCAGCAGGCGCTCAAGGCGAACGGTGGGAACATGCAGGCCGCGCTCACCGCGGCAGAGCAGGCGACGGCGCCGGGCGGGATGTTCGCCAACAACGGTCAGACGACCTCCAACGTCGGCAACGCGCTCATCAATCAGGCGGGCAACATGCAAGGCGCGCAGCAGGGCCTACTGAACGCCGGCAACCAGCTTTATCAGACCTCGCTTGACCCGCAGCACACGTTATTCAACCAGCAGCGCCAGCAGGTCGCTGATGCCGCGAACGCGAATTCCTCGATGCGTGGCATCGGCATGGGCGCGCAGGCGGCGGGGCTGTCGAATCAGGCGGACTCCAATTTCCTGACCAACTGGCAGAACCAGCAATTGCAACGCCAAGCGCAGGGTGTGGCCGGATTGCAGGGTGCGTCCGGCACGGCCGGCCAGTTGAATGCGCAGGGCTTCAACGACCTGACGGGCGGCGTCAACACGCTCAACCAGGGCGCGATGTCGCCATACCAGCTTGGACAGGCGGGAGCGAACCTCGCGCAGACCGGCATCTACAACCCGCTGACGCAGGGATCGAATCAAACGGGGCAATACCTGACGATCGGCCAGCAGGGCGGGACCAATGCGTTCAATCAGGGGCAGGTCGGCCTCAACAACCTGACCAGCGGCCTCAATACGCTCGGCAACTCACCGCTGTTGCAGGGCATATTCAGCGGCGGTGGCGGCGGGCCGTCGACGACCTACGGCGGTAGCAGTTTCGACTCCAGCGGCTACGGAACGGGGTACGGCACATGATGGATATGAATCAGGGGATGAATCCGTACGGCACCCCCATGCCGTCATCGATGGTCGGCGCGGGCGGCGACTTCATGGCCCAGTTGCAGCAATGGTTCCAGCAGCAACAACAGGGGCAGCAGGGTGCCGCGCAGCCCGGTGTGATGACGGGGGGCCAGATCGCCGGCCCGGTGATTCCCTTGAGCGCAGGCGCATCGCCAGCGCCGGGCGGTATGCCCGCGGGAGCCAACGTCGGCATGTCGCCGCAGCAGATGCAACAGGTCGCGGGCGGTGGCGGCGGAATGCCGAGCGGCCCCGCGCTGCAACAAATCATGCAGCAGATCATGGGCGGCGGTGGGCAGATGGGCCCGTCCGGCGCGCCCGGGTTCGGCGCCACCACGAAACCGGCGTCCTTCGACCCGAACGCGGTCCCGGGCGGCCAGTTCGCCAGCAGCGGCGGCTCCACCCCCGGCAGCGGCGCCGGATCGTGGATGAACGCGATGCCGGGCGCCAGCGCCCAGTCGAACAAGATGCAGGCGTTCTAGGAGCGCGGCCATGCCCGACTACACCGGAGGCTATACCAGCGCGCTGAACGACATCTCGTCGCGCAATCTCCAGAAGACACAACAGCAGACGATGCTGGAGTCGATGACCGAAAAGGCGCTGACGTTCCAGCAGCAGCAGCAGGACAAGCAGGACCAGACGGCCGCCGAAAAGGCACTCGTCACGAGTCTCCCGCTGTTGCAGACGCCGCAGCCCGATGGGCCGCAACCGCCGCCGCCCGGCCAGTCGTCGCAACCGATGACGCCGCCTCCGGCCGGCGCGGCACCGCCGCCGATGGCTGGGCCGCCCGGAGGCATGCCTCCGCCGACCGCAGGAATGGCCCCGCCAGGCGCACCAGCGCCGCAGGGTGGTATGCCCGCACCTGCTGCTGCACCGATGCCGCCACAGGGCTGGAAATCGAGCCCCGCAGCACCCCCTCACCTTGGCGGACCCCCGCAGGGAAGCGCGCAACCCGGCCCGTCCTCCGGTATGCCGTCACCTGCGGGCGGTCTGCCACCCCCTCAAGCCGGAGCGGCACCGCCGCCGGCTGCTCCTGCGCCGGGTGGCGCACCGCCGATGCCGGGTGGCGCACCGGGCGCTGGCGCGCCTCCGGGCGGCATGGGCAGCGGCAATCCGAGCGGCATCGAGGCGCCGAAGATCATCGACCCCTTCAAGATGGCGGCGACACTCATGAAGGCCAATCCGGGCATGACGCCGCACCAAAGCGCGCTGATGCTGCAGCAGATGTGGCCGATGATTGACGCGCAGAACAAGTCGGCCGTCGATGCCTATACCCGCGCCACGAAACAGGCCGAGGACGTGGTCAAGTATCGCCAGCAGCTCATGCGCGAGGATCAGGAGCAGCACAAGGTCGATCAGGGCGATCAACGGTTGAAGCAGGGAGAGGCCGGCATTGAGGAACGCTCGACGCACGACCGCGCGATGGAAAAGGCGGCGATGATCCGTGCCAACCGAACAGGCGGCGGTGGCGCCAGCGCGACGACCGGAGACGGATACGACAAACTGTCGGACGCTGATAAGAAGCGGGTCGACTACTACGCGCGCCAGTCGCTCGCCGGCGATTACTCTTGGAAAACCGGACTCGCGCGCGGGGGCGGTGGCACAAAGATGATTCTGCAGGTTGAAAACCGCGTGCCGGCGCTCGCCGAAGAATCCGGGCTTACGCCGGAGGCCGGCGTCGCGAACCGCGCTGGCATGGCGGCTCAGACCAAGGCGCTCGCCGATCGGACGAAGTTCGTCGCTGCCAGCAACCAGTTCGTGAAAAACATGAGCTCACAAGCGGACCTCGTCGAAAAGTACATGACGAAGGGAACTGCCGGCGGAGTACCGGCGCTCAATAAGTGGATTCAGGCAGGCCGCCAGCAGGTTGCTGGGGATCCCGACGTGTCGGCGCTCGACACCGCGCTCCGTGGCTTGGCGCGCGAGCACCAGCGCATCGTCACCGGCGTCACCTCGAACGCACAGCTCCATGCCGCCGCGCAGCAGACCGCCGATGAACTACTGAATAAGAACCAGACCGCCGCGCAAATGGCCGCCACGATCAAGGTAATGCGCGAGGAAGCCGATAACGCCGTGAAAGCTGGCCGCGACGAGGTCGCTGAAATGAAGGCGAATATGTCCAAACGGCCGGGCAACAAGGGCGACGCCGCGCAGCCACCGTCGACCAACGGCAAGGGCTGGAAACTCATGAAGGACAAGCACGGCAATATGGCCTACGTGTCGCCCGATCGCACGCAGCACGAGGCCGTCGCGGCGCAATAATGGATTTCGACCTCTCATCCGCGAAACCCGTCGAGCCTGACAGCGGCTCGTCCGGCGGATTCGACCTTTCGTCGGCGCAGCCGGTGGATGCGGCACCCGCTGCGCCAGTCACGCCGAAAGCCGCCACGCCACCCCCGCCGTCCGACACCCCATTCTCGCGCGCGTCCGAAATGTACGGCGGACTGCCGGAGGCGGGGTTGAGCATGGCCGGAAAGATGGCTGGCGCGGCGCTGGGCAATGTAGCCGGGCTTGGCGCTATCCCCATGCACGCTGCGGGACTCATCAAATCGACGCCGGAAGATGTGAAGGCCGGCATTCAGAATGCGCTCGACTATCAGCCGAAGGGGCGCATCGGCAAGGGAATCGATGACACGCTGGGCTATGTCGGTCGCGGCATCGGCAAGGCTGGCGATTACTTGGGCGGCGTAGTCGCGCCGCCCGGCTCTGGCGAGGTCCGTAGCGCGCTGGGCCACGGCACCGCCGAAGCGTTCAAGCAATTGCCGGCGCTCGCCGGCATCAAGGCACCGGCGCTCGGCGAGGCGGCATCCGGCGCGCTGAAGTCCGGGGCGCGCGGCATGATGCAGAGCGCGCTAAAACCCACTCTCGCCGACCTCAAATCGGGCAAGGCCGCCAAGGGCATCGATACGATGCTCGACGAAGGCATCAACGTCGATACGACCGGCCTTGAGAAGCTACGCGGGAAAATCAGCGACCTGAACGACCGAATAACGACTGCGATCGCAGACTCGCCGGCCGTGATTGACAAGCACGCTGTCGCCTCACGCCTCAAGGAGACGGTTAGCAAGTTCGAGAAACAGGTGACCCCGCTCGATGACGTTCGCTCGATACAGAAGGCATGGGATGAGTTCCTTGCCCATCCGCTCATCAAAGGTGACAAGATATCGGTGCAGGACGCGCAGATGCTCAAGCAGGGAACCTACAAGGCGATCGGCGGCAAAGCCTACGGGGAACTGAAAGGCGCCGACATCGAAGCGCAGAAAACGCTCGCGCGCGGGCTCAAAGAGGAAATCGCCAAAGCGGTTCCCGAAGTGCACCCGCTCAACGCCGCAGAGTCGAAACTGATCAACGGGCTGTCGATGGTTGAACGTCGCGTGCTCATGGAAGCTAACAAAAATCCTGCCGGGCTAGGATGGCTGACGACCAGTCCGTCAAAATTCGCTGCTTATATGGCCGACCGCAGCGGTCTATTCAAGTCGCTGGTCGCGCGCATGCTCAACAAGGCGTCCGCGCCACCGCCCGCCGTCGCCTCTCTCGGGATGCTGCCGCCTATCGCTGGCGTCGGTACTACCGCGCAGGCCGTCGCTCCGCCTCCGCAATGAGGATCCTGATTCTCGACGTGGCGAGCAATGCGCTCGACTTCGCCATGCGCTGCCAGCTCGCCGGCCACGAAGTCATCTGGTGGGACCGACCGCGCAAGGATGGGACACAGCGCATGTCCGGTCGCGGCATCGTGCCGAAGCTCGTCAAGTGGGAGATGGTGCCGCGCTACATGGACTGGGCTGACCTCATTTGGCTCCCCGACAACGTCGCCTATCTCGACTTCCTGCAGCCGTATTTCGAGCAGGGCTATCCGATCTTCGGACCGACGAAAGAGGCGGCGGAACTAGAGCTCGATCGCGCGGTCGGCCAGAAGGCCATGAAGGCGGCCGGGCTCAAGATCATCCCCGGCATCGAATTCCGCGACTACGATGATGCCGCGCGCTTCGTCGAGAAAAATCCGACGTTCCTCGTCAGCAAGCCCAGCGGCGACGCCGACAAGGCGCTGTCATTCGTCGCTGATGATGCGGCCAGTCTCATGCACATGCTGCTCGATCGTTGGAAAAAGAATGCGAAGTACCGAAGTGATGCGCGTAAGCACGGTTTCATATTGCAGGAGAAGATCGCCGGCTGTGAGATGGCCGTAGGTGGTTGGTTCGGGCCCGCCGGATGGTCGCGGTACTTCTACGAGAACTTCGAATACAAACCGCTCATGGTTGGTGATCTTGGCCCAAACACAGGGGAGATGGGTACGCTGTCCATGTACGTGAAAAGATCCAAGCTGGCAGATGTGGCTCTTAAACCAATAGAAGCCCATTTGCGCAAGCTGGACTATGTCGGCTTCATCGATATTGCAGGGATGATTAGTGACGACGGCGGGTTCTACCCTTTTGAATACACGATGCGGCCGGGTTGGCCGACGTTCCACAATCAGATTGCCACGCACGACGGAGACCCCGCGCAATGGATGCTCGACCTCATGCTTGGCAGGGATACCCTGCACGTAAAGGAAAATGTAGCGTGCGTTTCGGTGGTGCTTGTTACCGGCGACTTCCCCTATGGCCATATGACGAACAAGGAAGTCTCCGACATTCCAATATACGGGGCTACCGATCTTGAGCATGTCCATCTCTGTGAGGCGATGCTGGCCGATGATGTCCTCGCACAGGTCGGTGATCAGCCTATCAGAATTCCTCATTACGTGAGCTGCGGCGACTACGTTGCCGTGGTCACCGGCTGCGGCGACACCATCAAGGCGGCGCGGCGCAGCGCCTACACCGCCGTCAAAAAGGTGCGGATGCCCACCAAACCGTTCTATCGCACCGACATCGGCGCCGGCCGCATGGGCAAGCAATTGGAGTGCGCGCAGAAAAACGGCTTCGCGCTCAACTTCAAACCATGATCCCCGACGTCGTCCGCCCGCCGATGACCGAAACGTTGATCGAGCAGGCGCTCAAGGATTCGCACGGCGACCTGTTCATCGCAGCGTCCGCCCTCGGCCACGTCAGCACCTATACGCTCGACCGCATGATCCGCTCGAGCGCGCACCTGCAAAACGTGTTCACCGCCATCCGCGAGGTCAAGGCGTCCGAAGTGTACGACCGCATGTCGCGTGAGCAGGTCGAGCAGTCGGTCGTGCGCCGCCTCACGCTGTACCGCTCCGATGCGCTGACCGCGATTCACGATCTTGCAATGATGGAAGTGTCGCCGAACCCGATGCAGAACCAGGTGAAGCTGGCGGCGGCGCAGCGCTTGGCCGGCTCGCCTGAAGTGGCATCCGGCAGCGACTTTGCGCAGACGCTTGCCGCACTCAACGAGGACTATCACCGCCACGCCCCGCGCATCAAGTCAGTGCGGGAACGCGTGATTGAATTCGAGCAGCCGGAACATCCGCCGATAGAGGGATCGCGGGTATAGCCTCGACGTAGTCGATCAGTCGGTCGATATCATGCTGCGCCGCCGCACACGCCTTGGCGATGCGCGGCCAGTTCGGCAGCTTGGCCGGCACCCGGTAGGTCGTCAGCGTGTCCGTCAGCAGGACGTGCCCGCGCTTTCGCAGGATGCGCAACTGCGCTTTCCAGAACTTAGCCGTCACCTGTAGCGCGCCATCCTCGATCAGATGCACGCCGTCCTCTTCTGGCAACCTGCCGATCGCGGCATAGACGTCGAGCAGGATGCCCGGCGCTGGCGGCACGCGCAGGCGCACCTTGGCGACGCTGTCGTAACAGGTGGTATCAAACACCGTGCGCCGTATCCGGTTGAATTGGTCGGTGCGCAGCGATAGCGCGTTGCGCGCCGCATCGTCGGAAAGCCGCGGGCCCATGTCCTGCACCATTGACCAGAACGCCTGACACTTTTCGACGGTCGGATAGCGGTCGAGCGCCAGTTCCCGATGTCCCGCCCACGTCGGCGGTTTATAGACGACCGCGACGGCTTCGGTTCGCTTGATCGCCGTCAGGATGCGCGTGACAGACATCGGGCATTCGACGATCACCTGCGCCTCGTGCAGCGGCCGCAAGTCCATCAGATTCGGCGGAACGTAGTCGAGCAACACGCCGCCCAGCCGATGCCAGAGGTCAATCTGCGAGTCGCCGGTGTTCCACTTGACGATGTAGGCGTTCGCCGCACCGATCAGCTTCGCGCGCACGCGGATGGGCTTGTGCAGTCGGCAATCGCAGCGCACCAGCGTCCGGTAGTGATGACGCGACAATTCCATGATCGCGCCTTCGATATTGTCGGTGCGGAATGTTTGCATCAATTCAGCCTATGAATATCGACATCGGCGACGCTTTGCGCGATTTCAGCATTGAAGAATGCGACGATTTCATCGATGACCTTCTGCTGCGGATGCCCACCCTCCAACTGCATCATCGCGCCGACCTGTCGCGCGAGCGTCGCCAGCAGGATGCCGTACGCTTTCGTGTCGAGCGGCGACACGCGTAGCAGATAATCCGGCTGATCGCCGTCGTTCAACGTTACTTGGAGAATCGGTAGATTCATACCGCCAGCAGTGGCAGGAACGCCGGGTCGACCTGCTCGGGGCTGAGTTCTGGGTATCCTTGGTTACCTAAATGCAGCAGGTGCGCCGATGGGCTTCGACGAAACTCCGATAGCGCCGATACGATAGTGAGCTGGGCCAATCCAGTGGGCGACACCGCCGTGGTAAATCTGTAGATCAAACTCGACCGCACCCACGGCGGGGTCCGTGCGCCAGTTGCGCGCCAATTGCTCAAACACCAAGTTGCCATTTATCCAGTGGCGCGCGATGCCGTTCTTCTGCCCGACCGTGTTCATCTTTAGATACATTTCCATCCAGTACCAGCGCCCCGATGTCAGCACGGCATAAGCGTTAGGTGCATCAGTTATCGCACCGGAGCCGGTGTCGGCATCGCGGATATATGGATCAAGTCCGAATATGTTGCGATTGAGCGGATTGCGTGCACCGTAGTAAATCCCCGATTGCTCACCGACAAACCACGCACCCGACGTGTTAGGCGTGTAAGGCACTTTCGCAATGCTGAATCCCGACAGCTTGACGCCAAGATCATTAAGCGCGGGCCATACGTCATCCTCGATGTAGAGCGCGTAGCCCGCATAGACCTCATCAAGCGTCTTACCAAATCCATAGTGAATGTTGACGATGCGGCCATCGCCCGCCGCAGTGTCTCCGCACCGCAGGTAGTTCATGCCGTTGAACACGCCGAACTCCGATGTTCCGGGCACGGCGTTGCCGTTGTCGGGAACCGGCGTGGGCGTGCCGGAAAGCATCCCCGCGAGGCTCGAACAATCCACGCTACGGATGTCAGGCTCAGTACGCGCACCCATTACCGAATAAGCCGGCACCGGCGGCAGGTACAAGGCATCGACGCGGAACGCTTGCCCGCTGCTGGTAACCGTCATCGACTTACCACCGACGTTCGGCACGATGACAGGCTGGCTTGCGTGGTGTGGGTTCGTGCTCGGCAACAGGAAGCATTTGTTGCTGGTGGGATCGGTAAAGAACGCGCTCGGGTCTTTGCCGTCAATCGAAACAGCGGTAATCCAGTTTGCATTCTGGATCATGATTTCGCAGGGGAAGCGCGAAATATCGATCGTCGCTACTTTGCCGCTCGCCTGCAACGTCGGCGCGGGTCCGTTCACAACCCCGGTCGCATCGACCCAATCGCCACCGGCTTTCAGCCAATGCATGCGCACCGACTCGTCGCGGTAGACGGTGCTGGCAACGTTGGGAGCGGTATGCACGACAAGGGCGCTTGCTGGCGGCACTACAACGGGCGGCACCACGACAGGAGGCGGCACGACAACAGGGGGCGGGACAACAACCGGATTCTGCGCGATGACTTGCGCGACCTGGTCAGGCGTTAGCACAATACTGGTCATGTCTATCCTTTGGGTGACATCGGCACACCGCTGATCTGCGCGGGTGGCTCGACGGTATTAAGTTTTCGCATTGGTTCGTTTGCGTGCCAGTTTTTCCAGCTTGCCGGCGAGGTCGATCATTTCTGCGTGATCGCGTTTGTCCATCAGCATGATGGCGTCATTGGGTGGCTGCCACAGCACGCCGCCGACCTCGTTGGCTCTCTCTATATCGTCCGCGTACCTACGCAGCACTTCCGCAGCCCGGCGAATCTCCGGTGCGTTCACGTTTGCTCCTTCGAGAGTGCGGCGAGAGCAGCGCGAGCACCGGCCTCCGCTACTTTCCAAGCTTCAGTGTCTAGGTACGTCTGCCCCGGTTCGTAGAACGCCAGAATGAACCGCATGGCGCCTGCCAGCTTGTCCCGCTCACCCTTCACCCGCGCGAGTTCCTCCGCCATCCCCTGTGCTGCGCGTGCGGCGACGCACACCTTTTCGAGTGCAGCGATTGGCACGTAAACAGTTACCGCGCCTGCAAATAAAGTTGCGTCCTTCCAACGCTGGCAATCGACAATCGCGCTCG